TTCATAATCACCCTTCGTTGGAATAAACGTATTGTAGCAGATTTTAACCGTCAGTACGGTTCAATCACAAGTTTCTTTGCTTCTTGAACGTAATAATCAAAGTCAATATCACCGTCAAAATCTTGCATATCATTGCAGATTTTAACTTTGTATGAAGTGTCGATACCTAGTCGGCGTGGTTCGTCAGAACCTTCTAGTGGTTTCATAATCTTGACTAGCTTACCACCGTTCTTACTCGGGTAATACCTGCACACTCGCTGTTGTTCTACTTCTGTACCATCGTCCAATACTAGCACAAGTCTACTACTGCGGTCTACTTTGGTACGAAGCATAAAATCAAAGACGTTACCTTTGTTGAAATGCTCAGAGATAAACTCGTACAAATCTGTACCGTTGAGCATATACGCTTCAGCAGCCATTGGTACTACCAGTGAAGATTGATTCTGGTGAAATCCGAGTCCTTCATACTGATACGCACCTTTACGTTTTACCTTACCGTTTGTATATACAGCAATGTAGTTGTTTACCGTTTGAATAATCATTTTAGAGTAATCGGCAAACTCCAACTGGAGTTTCACTTGCTGCTCCCATTGCTTGCAAATCTCGTCGTATTGCTTGGTGCTGACTCGCGGCAAAGCTACGGTAATACCGTCTGTATTTACTTGGATAATTTTCAAGTCAGGAATATCAAGCAGTTTCTCAGCGAGTAAGCACAAAGATAATTGACCATTGATCGTAATTGTCATTGTGTATTTGGTATCAAAGAATACGCTATATTGATTGGCTGACTCTCCATATACCGAGTTCAACGCGAGTTTCAGCATACCGTTTTCAGCAGAACCTTTTGGATAGGACTTACGCTGCTCATACACGTCCTGATAGATTGAGCAAAATTCAATACCAAGATGCTCCGGGTATACATTATTTGAAATAGCCAAATTGGGATACATACTAGAAACATCTGCGTCTTTAAGTATGTATTTGCTATTTTCCTTCGCAATCTTATTCTCAATACTACCGTGGAGGCCACCAGTGCCGAAGTCAAACCTAAACCCATCGACTACTACATTAAGGGTATTAGCTTCTTTCCAACAACCCCAATATGATTTTTTAGGAATACGAACTTTCTTTTGCTTCTTAGTAAAATCAGGGCAACCTTCTTCATCTAACGGGTATTCCATGACATGATTACCATCGGTATCAAACAACCATTCAGTAGCCTTTAGTTCTTCTTCGTCAATCCAACCCAAAGGATGCTCTTTCTTAAAAATAGCAATTTCATCATCATTAGGTTTTTGCTTGAACTTTTTGCGCTTAACTTCTAGTTCTGCGTACTTAGCTACATCACCTAACTGGTGTTCTTCAATATCAGAAAACACCCCCTTAGTCTCAGTGATTACTTGCTTAGAAAACCAATCCTTCAACGCAATAAACTCTGGACGCTTGAAGTCGTAGTAATCAAACAAGCATTCGCCAATATTGATATTCTTGCGAATGGTTTGATTAAGTACCTTCTTACCGTCTTTATATTTGTGTAACGCAACACCTTGTTCAGCAAGTCGAATCTGAAAGTAATCTTTACCAATCTTACCATCGTTGTGATTGTGAAAACTCTTACCGTGTTTTTCACTCAGCTTAAAACGAAAGTCAATACTAGCAAGTGATTCGTGCAAAAACAATCGTGTAGCTTCTACATCATGCTCGTTATAATCGCAGATTTCATTCACCATGTCAATTGTAAGTTTACTGTGAATGTCATACGGTAGGTCAACGATTGTTTGCATACGAAGATTGAATTCGATCAGCTTCAGACTTGTCATACGAGCCTTGTTATCAAAGTGATGAATCTTAAACAAATCTAATTGTTTAACGTGCTGATCTTCAAACTTGATTGTATTACCAAATTGTCCAAACTTAAAACTGTCAATTTGTTTCTGTGCAATCTTGAACACATAAGCAGCGATTGCTTTACCAGTTTTCGGTAGTGATTCGCGTTTTTCAATAATCTGGTGAACAACAGGGTAGTCAAAATTGTTTGAGTTGAACCCTACGAGCCAGCATTCATTATCACGCAAGAAATCAAAGCATTTAAACAGTGCTTCAATATCATTGTGAAACGCAGAGCACTTGAAGGTTTTCTTGTGTTTACCGTCAGATCGTACAAGGCTGAATGAAAACAGTTCCTTGTACGTTTCAATGTCATATACATACAGTTTGGTTAAATCCATAGGTTGTCCTTTACTGGTGTGTGGAGTAAAACTTGGAGTATAGCATAGAATACAAACGAAAAAGACAGCCGAAGCTGTCCTGTTGGTTAGTGTGTTGTTTTTATGTAACATTAATATCTTGTCTTACGAAGTCCAACTCGTCACATTTTGTGAGTATTTTTTCATAATGATCAATAGTAGTTACTTCTTTTTTAAATCCAGATATATCAAGATTTATTTTAGGAATTTCACGTTTCAAACTGCTTTCATATTCCAAAATCTTGTTACCATCTCCAGTAAAAACTATAAGAGACTCAATATCTAACCCATTGCGAAGTAATTCTCGTTTGTGACTAGCTATACGTCTTTCAGGATAATTTGATATTCCGTATTTACAACAAGTATGACCAGTACCTTTGATTTTAAATAAATAGAAGTATGATTTCTGACGCTTGTTAAAACCACCACCGAGTTTGCAGTCACAAGGTATTTTTCCAGCTACAAGATTTGATCTGTCTGACTGAAACATTTTATCTGTACCACAAGTGTGACAAATAACATTCCAAAGTCTACCACTCGGTTGCTGTCTGTAAAACTCGTAGTTATCAAACTGACCAGTTTTTAGAAATCTATTCACCCATTCTTCAGAACTTGTAGTCTTACTTATTACTCTACTTTCATTTGCACAAGAAGGACACCCTCTATTGTTGGTGTAATTACCAATACTAGCTGAGTTCCAATTGTGACCACAATTATTACAATGCAGACTAATGTAAGTATTTTGGTTGAAAGTACGACCGTCGTCAATAAAACCAAGAAATATATGGTTGTTACTTTTTGCCTTTCTTTTGAGTATTATTTTCCACTGCTCTTTAGTTCGTTTAGGATTTCTTGAGCAACCACACGGTTTTTGTCCTTTCTTAAAATTATCATAAAGAACTGTATAAATAGCATCCCCATATAGTTCCGGGTCTTCTTTACATTTTAGACACTGAACAATTAATGCTTTTCTTTCTTCGTTCTTATATTTAATTCGAGTTTCTTTCAGTATAACTAAATCTCTATGTGTCACTCAATCTCCTAATGTACAAAATACTCACAGTTAAAACGCTGAATTAGGTGTATCAAGTGACACCTCAACTGTTATTACAATACTCACATGTAGTTTTCAGACAACCAATCGTCTAGGTCATACAATCGGTGCTTTTCATTGTCATAATAATATTTCCCAGCAATACCAGTCTTACCTGTCCATCGGATTTTAGTAGCCTTCATTGTAGTTGTATTCCTCTCAATGTCATCTTCCGATTCCTTGTTTCTGGTAAACATAAGATTGCACGCAGCACTTTTGTAAATAGCACTATTACCAATAATATCTTCTTCGTGTAAATCAGCACCAGTCGAACCGGCTTGTTGACCTGAACCCGTCTTTCGTGTATGACACACGTTAATGAAAGTAACAAGATGACTCTTAACCATACCCTTTTGCCAAGACATAAAGTTTTCTTGCTGATCTAGTGGTAGTGCTGAAATTACATCGGATAACGGATCGCAGACGATTACCCGGCACCCACAAGAAACAATCAGGTTCTCAATAGCAGATTGAATGTCCTCAACATCACCATCACGGTTATCGACCAAGTAAAACCTAGGACGACCATCAGGATAGTTAAACAACTCATGTTCTTTGCTACGAATATTTTCACTGTTCATAAAACTAAGAGCGTCTTCATTCGGCATCAATTCAATTTTTGTACTAACATGCCTTGACAGCAATTTGATACCGTACTGACCACAATCACTTTCCAATGATACGATGCCGACCATGTGTGGTGAATTGAAAATCATATCGTAGATAATTTCATCTACGATTGTGCTTTTGCCTGTACCACTTGCACTTGCAAGATTGAGAATGCGTTTCAAAGGCACCCCCCCTGCCATCATATCCTGCAACTTGTGCATAAACTTCGGTAAAGGAATCTTCTCTGTCTGCATTTCCT